GTAACACTACGTCTAATAATGCGGCAGTAGAATATCCTACAGCGACAGCTAACTATGGAACAGTAACACATGTTGCAGTTTTTGATGCTTCTACATCAGGAAACATGATGGCTTATGCGGCTCTATCGTCAAATAAGACTATTGAAACTGGTGACGTGTTTCGTGTGCCATCAGGTGACTTAGATATTACACTTAACTAATTAAGTAAATGGCTTTTGAGTATGGTGAATCGTATTACGGTTTACGTACATTTGGCTCAAGCGTAGGTGAAGTTCAGGATGCATCAGCTACAGTAACTGCTACGTCAGGTGCTAATGGTGTTAACTGGATAGTTAACTTAGGTAGTGGTGTAATAACACTTACTGCTACATCAAGCTCGACTTGTAGTGGTGAAGTAGTCATCATTGAAGAAACCGATTCTAGAAACTATGGTGACTGGAATTATGGTGTTGGTGTCTTTAATGGTGGAGCAGATGATTTACAAACAGTAGTCACAGCAACGTCAAGTGCAACAGCAGATAGTAAGCGTGTAAGAATAGCAACTGCTAGTACAACTGCTAACTCAGGTTTAACAGTTGGTGTTAGACGTGTACCTGAAGGCTCTGCTATTATTAATGGAGCTTCACAGACTACAGTTACAACTACTGGTAATGGTGCAAGAGTAAGAATTGCTACTGCAACATCAACAACTACATCTAGCATAACTGAAAGTGTGATGCGTGTTCGCACAAGTCCACAGACAGCTAACGCTGTAGCTACAACTAGTGCTGTTGGTGTGTTTGCTATTAGTGCATCAGCGACTATTAGTAGTGCATCAACAACTGCGGCTATATGTAATCGTGTTAGATTTGGCTCAGGTGTACCAACAGCAGTAGCTAGTATTACCGTACTCGGATTTGCTACAAGAGGTGGAATTGCATCAACGGGAAGCACTCATACAAACGAGGTAACTGTTGCTAGTGTGAGTGGCTCTAACAAATACTTTATTAATGGTGTTCAGCAAGAAACAATACAACTTGTTGAAGGTAACACCTATGTATTCAATTACCCATCAGCACATCCATTAAGATTTTCAGACACAGCAGATGGTACACATGCAAGTGGAACAGAATACACAACAGGTGTAACTCACAACTCGTCAACGCAATCAACTATTGTTGTAACAGGTGGTACACCTAATTTTGTTGTAGCAGATGGCACACCTAATTTGTATTATTATTGTCAATATCATTCAGGAATGGGTGGTTCAGCACCAACACCAAATAATGCTAACACTTCAAGTGCAGTTGGTGACTCCGAGCAAATATTTCAAGGACATGCAGTTACACAACCTACATCAAGTATTACAGCAACATGCAATAGAGTACAACGTGTCGGTGGTATAGTATCATCAACATCAGGTGTAGCTACAATAGGTAGAGAGAAGTGGGAAACAATTATTAATAACACAGTCACATGGACAGAGATAGCGGCATAAGATTATGGCATTAATACCTTTAGACATACCACCGGGTCAATATAGAAATGGCACAGATTTTCAATCGTCTAATAGATGGAGAGATGCAAGTTTAGTTAGATGGCACGATGGTTCTATGCGACCAGTTGGTGGATGGACAACTAGAAAAGCTAGTGCATTCGCATCAGCACCTAGAGCAATGCTTTCATGGCTTGATAACTCAAGTGACTCATATTTATCAGGTGGCACTTATAACAAATTATATTATGTAAACCCTTCACACACAGTTTATGACATAACACCATCAGGATTAACATCAGGTAATTTGAATGCATCGCTTAATCTTGGTTATGGTGGTGGATTTTATGGGCATAGTAATTGGGGTAATGCACCAACAAGCTCAGGTATATATCAAGAAGCTACAACATGGTCACTAGACACATGGGGTGAATACCTTATGGCTTGTTCATCTAAGGATGGCAAGATATACGAATGGCAACTTAACACAGGAGTTGTGGCACAAGTAGTAGCCAATGCTCCAGTTAATAACAAAGGTTTAGTAGTTACAGAAGAAAGATTTGTATTTGCACTTGGTGCAGGTGGTAATCCTCGTAAAGTACAATGGTGTGACCAAGAAAATAATACATCATGGACACCTAGTGCTACAAACCAAGCAGGTGACTTTGAATTACAGACTGTTGGTCAAATCATGTTAGGTTTACGTATGAGAGGTAGAACCCTTATCCTAACTGACAATGATGCACACGTTGCTAGTTATTCAGGCGCACCATTTGTCTATGGGTTTGAAAGAGTAGGTACAGCTTGTGGTGTTGCATCAAGACGTGGTGCTGTAGCTATTGATGAAGGAGCTTTTTGGATGGGTCGTAAAGGTTTTTTCCAGTTTGATGGCTCAGTAGCTAGTGAAATGCCATGTGAAGTGTCTGATTATGTTTTTGATGACATGAACGATGCACAAATAAGCAAAGTTTACGCTGTACATAACTCACAACATGGTGAAATATGGTGGTTTTATCCATCTAGTAGCTCAAACGAAAACGATAGATATGTTGCACTTGACTATAAAGAAGGACATTGGTCTACTGGTGAATTAGATAGAACAGCAGGAGTTGACCAAGGTGTATTTAGCAATCCTATATGGGCAGATGCTAGTGGCAATCTTTACAATCAAGAGACAGGTTACACACATACAGGGTCAACAAAACCATATGCTGAGTCAGGCTCTATAAGTCTTGGTAATGGTGACAGCATTATGAAAGTAACACAGCTTATACCTGATGAAAAAACACAAGGACAAGTAGAAGTTACATTTAAGACACGTTTTTATCCTAATGATAGTGAGACATCACATGGAGCATTTACTCTTGGTAATCCAACAGATGTTCGCTTTCAGGGTAGACAAGTACGTATAAAAGTACAAGGCACAGGTAATGAAAACTGGAGGTCAGGAATAATGCGTATAGAAGCTAATGCAGGAGGTAGACGATGAGTGTACAGACACCTCCACCACCATTAGGCAAAGATTGGAAGCCATGGGGTGAACGATTAAATACTTTTATAACGACTACTAGAAACAAATTACAATTTTATAATTCAGATAGTAAAGCTACACAAGATGGGATTATTATGTGGGATGAGGCTCAGGACTGTCCTGTAGTTTCTAAAAATGGAGCATGGATTAGGATAAAATTAGACCCATGAATATACAAGAACAGTTAATGAATGGTAAAGACTGGATAGAGTCAGCACTTAAAAAAGGTGGTGAAACGCATGACTTTAAAGACATTGTAGATGGTGTGTTAAGTGGACACATGCAACTATGGATGGGTGCAAACGGATGTGCAGTTACTGAGATAATAGTGTATCCTAATAAAAAAGTGCTACACGTATTCTTAGCAGGTGGTGATAAAGGTTACGGAATTAAACAGATTACAGACATGCATGATGATGCAATGGCATGGGGTAAACAACAAGGCTGTGATGGCATGACAGTAGCAGGACGAAAAGGTTGGAAAAAAGTCTTGCAGTCAAGAGGTTGGTCAGAACAGTTCACAACATTATTGAAGGAGTTTTGACATGAGTGGTGGTGGTGGAAAAGGTGGAAGCAAGACAACAGAGACAACGATTCCTGCTTGGATTCGTGACCCTGCAATAAGAAATTTACAACGTGCTGAAGATGTACAAAGAATTGAGTACATGCCTTACTATGGAGCGGAAGTTGCGGCTTTTAATCCAATGCAAAATGCGGCTATGAACAACAATATAGCAACAGCACAAGCTTTTGGTTTACTTGACCCTAATAGTACATTGACAGCAACGACAGGTATGCCTACACCAACAGATTTTGATGGTTTTAGTGGTTATAGTTCACAACCTATGTATGAATCAGCTTTAGCAGAACTCAAAGCTAAACAACCTGATGCTGTAGCTCAGTACGATGCATTGTTTGGTGCTAACGTACCAACAACACGCTCAACAGGACAGGGTGGTTTTAGAGGTAGTGCAAATGTAAGTTTTGGTGGAGGAAGACCACGAGATACTTTTACACCGAACTACAATGACCCTCACTTTAAATCTAAAACGCATTTAGATGAAATAAATGCTACAGGTGGTGGAAGCTCAACATCTATATTAGATGCTTCATATGGTGGTGTTACACCGACAATGGATTATAGTTCAATAAAAAATCAATTGGCTCAAGAAAAAGCCGCAGGTGTAGGAAACTATGCAACAAAAACACCAAGTTACAGTAGTAGATTAGATAGTAAAGGATACACTCCTATGGGAAAGTGAGTGGGGGTACAAATGATGCCCCAGTACGATTTATAGAGTCAGCAGGAGATGCACCAAATTTAGACACAAGATATAATGCAAATCCACATAGCAACGTTTATCACGATAGTTATTACCGAAACATTA